TGTAGCCAGTACCAACAAACAAATATTTCATTCCAGACTCTTTTTTATAAACGGTACCTGGTTTTACTATTGTTATCTTTGCTTTTTCCGCTTCATATTTTGCTTCATCAAAAATAATGATTTTTTTATCACTTATTTTCAATGCCAGGCCTTTATCCTTACAAATTGCATATAAAAAAGACAGATCAGACTGTTCTGTCTGTTCTGCCCTATCCAGCACCGGATTTTCTTCTGTGTCCCAAAACAATGACATTCCTGCAGCTGAAGCTATATCATTAGCGATTACCTGCAGCTTTGCCTTTTCCCAACTCCGACTACGTTCAGTACCTCTAAGAGTATTATTATCAGGCACAGAAACTGCTTTTATTTGTACTTCTGACGGATAGCCACTGCTTGTTATTTCATCTATTTCAAACAATCCCAAACGCAAACTTTGTGGTAACTCCGACAAAGTTTGCCAATATTTTTGCTGCAGCATTACATCTAGAAGTGCTCCTTTTTCCGGTATCCATGTCGATTGCCAAAGCCCCGCCTTGTCTTCCAGTGTTATCTGCAAATCATCGGCTTCTCCCGATAGATTATCGGTATAGCTGATGCTTTTTAGATATTTACTGATATCAACTGAGATATCTTTATTATTATATTTTATGATCGCCGATATTCTACGTGCTTCCATTTAACGCCTCCACGGCGGCAGCAAGTTGGTCGGAGTAGGCTTTTCATAATCCGGCACATCCAAAATAATACCTGCTGGAAAAACAACTATGTCAGCATATTGCTGATTTGCTTCCAGCAGCGCGTTTACGCCACTTTCATCGTCATATAACTTTTTTGCTATACCATCCCACATATCACCCTGGATTGTGTAATAGGTTTTAGCCATACGAAAGCCTCCTGTTCTGATTCTGCACTTCTGCCAACATTGCTTTAAATTCACGCATTTTTTGATCTAATAAAATTGAAATTTCAGCAGTATCGGCATTCCCTTGCACTGTGATCTGCGGTGCAAAGGTAGCCGTTATTCCGCCACCAGTTCCCAATGGATTCCCCATGATTTCATTAGTTTTGGCCAACAATCCTATATTACGTCTATTGGGAGTATGCGGTATCGCGCTTTCACCAGAGTTTTCCGCAAAAGTAGTAAGAAATGTCCCCCTGCCATAAATACCGCCATACGCATTTTCTGCAACCTCTGCACCATTACCGGATGCCGTAATATTAACTCTGCCAAAAATAGGTGTAGATAAAAAATTACTAATGGATTGCCATTTTTCTTGCAACCATTCATAGCCACGTTTAAATAAATCTTTTAGTCCGGTCCAGAACTGATCCGCAGCAAGCATAGGATTATCCCATAAAGTAATAAACCATTGCTTTATTGTATCCCAATTTTGATATATTAATACAGCCGCACCAACAGCCAATGTAGCTAAAAGAATCCATGGATTAGCCATCAATATATTCCATAGTCCCATAACTCCACCACGCAGTAATGAAAATACACCGTTGGTAATAGTCAATGCTCCGCTTAGAATGCTTTGCGCTAATGCAAATCCCTGAGTAAACATGGCAGAAACCTTTGCTACTAATCCAAACCCTTTCACTGCGGAACTAACACCCTTTAACACTGGTGTAAATGTCTGAAAAGTCAGCCTTGCTCCACTAATTAAAAATCCTAAACCACTAACTCCTGCTGCAACTCCCGCAAAACCAAAAACAAGCCCCAACGCTCCCGCTGTAGCATTCGGATAAGCTTCAGAAAGTTCGCGTATCCATTTTGCCAAATCGCCTATCCCCGAAGCGACAGGTCCAATAATTGGCAAAAGCCCATCTCCCATAGATATCTTAACTGCTTTAATACTATTATCCATCAACATAACTGAATTAGACGTTGTTTTAGATTTTTCTTGAAATTCATCTTCCATGCTATTTGCATACTTAGATTTATCTGCCACTCTTTCAAAATTATTTTTTAATTCATCAAGATTGGAAATTAACGGCGAAATAGCTCCAAGCGATTCTTTACCAAATAAGTCTTTTAATACACTTGCTTGTTTTGCTTTATCTAGACCTTTCAATCCTTCAAGAACTGTTAAGATTGCTTCTTTAGCATCTTTTTGCATATATTCGGACATTTCTACTGCATCTAACCCCAATGCCGCAAATGCTCCAGCTTGAGTTTTTGTAGCACTTTCGCCGGATGTCAATGCTAATATTAAATTCTTGATGCCAGTCGCACCCATCTCCGAATTTATGCCAGCACCAACTATACTTGCACCAAGAGCCGCAATTTCACCTGCAGCCACACCGCCTACGGCACCTAAAGGCCCCACTCTAGTTACAACATCAGATATAAGTGGTGCTGTTGCTGCTGTTTTATTGCTTAAATAGTTTACTTTATCAGCTAGTTCCACAACTTCAGGCTGCCCCATCTTAAAAGCAGTGCGCCATTTTGCCATCATCTCTCCTGCTTGATCCGCAGTTATATCAAAAGCGACTCCCATTTTTGCAGCGGATTCTGCAAAAGATATTAAGTCTTTTCTAGCAATACCAGACTGCCCACCAGACGCAACTATGGCGGCTAATCCTTCCGCGGCTAAAGGAATCCTAGTTGACATATTAAGAATGTCTTTGCCCATTTCTTTAAACTGTTGTGGAGAATCAAAATTGACCACTTTCCGAACATCCGACATCGCACTTTCAAAATCAATGGCTTCTTTAGTATAACCAACCATTTTATACGCCACACCACCAAAAGTTAGTGCTGCGGTACCCCATGCTTTGGTGTTTGACTTCAATTTATTTATTTTCCCCTGCATGGTTAAATACTCTTGCTGCTTGGCAATCAAACTTTCGTATTTAGGATTAAGCTTGGCAAGGGCATTAGCATAAGATTCTTCCGTAATAATACCTTTTTTCTGCGCAGAGGTAAGCCTCTTATAGGTTTTATTGTATTCGGACACGCTTTTGTTCAGTTTACCGATTTCACTATTTGCCGTAGAAAATGACCCTTTGAAACTGCCCGCTAAGCTTGCCGATATAATAAACCCGAATGCAAATTCTTTCCCGGCCATTATTGCCCTCCTTCCTGAAAAAATGTTATAATATTTTTATAAGGATGTGATTTTATGTTAGAGTTTATGATTTTTCTAGCTATTGCTGGTATAATCTTACTAGTTGTGATTGCTGCAGCTATTTTCATTATAGGTATGATTTATGCAATTTTTAAAGGACTATATGACGACTATGTCGAAAATGTAAAAACACAAAAAATGAAATCTCAATCCTAAATATTCTATAAATAGCTCCCATTATCGGGAGCTATTTTTTTCTGCAATAATTTCAGCATAATCCAGCATTAAATCAAGATCCATATCGATATAATAACTAACCGGAGTATAAGACAACATTGCCATATTTACCGCAAGTTCTTTTATTTCTCGCATATTCCGAAATCCTAACTGAGCAAAAAATTAGCCACCGGGAAAACGATATTCCTAAAATCTGTCGCAGGCAAATCTAATATGTCCTCTACCGGTACACCAATCAGCTTGGCTGCAACAATAGCCTGAAAATTCATGGATAGAAATACAGACGGGGTTTGATCGCCCATTGCTCTTACTTCTTTCTCGGCTGCAATCAAATCGCTACCCTTTAATTTATTAAAATCAAACTCGACTTCTTTTACTTCTCCGCCGGTCGTAGTCAAAGTTTTTTCTAATTTTACTTTCATCATTTACCTCCAAATTTTAAAAGGGGCACCACTCTGCGGGCCGCCCCCTTTATTTATTTTTAATTCAGACCCAACGCCTCACGGACATCGGCAAGATAGTCAGTACCGCCAATATTAGAAATATAATTATATTTATCAACTTCCAGCACGGTTTCGCCAGCAATAATCACTTTAATATAATTAGTTTCAATGGTGTTGCTGGAGCCGGTAGTCGTTCCAACGTCTAATTTGCCGAGTTCGGTTTTTTTCGGCACGCCGCGGATCACGCATTTTACAGCCTTTACGACGTACTCACTTTTTTCAGGGTCGTAAAACTGCTGCGCGCCGCGCAGGTCTAAGCTAACCCCCTTTTGAGATGCTAGGTTCATTCCAGGTTTAGAAATAGTACGCCAGTTAAGTACAGTTTCCATACTTCCAAAGTGCCCTAAAACAGGACTGTCTACCTCACCGGCAATACCAGCACCCTTTACTGTTTCGGTCATTGCATCCAAAGACGGTAGCTGGACATCAGTTACGCCAAGAAGATCATTTCCGTCATTATAGGCTCTAAAATTAATTAGCTTTTCCGGAACAACATTATTACTCATCTTTCATCCTCCTCATTAACCAAACAACGTCTCAAGATAAGACGTATCAAACTCGATCGTATTTTCAATTACACGTGCCGGCACCGGCGGCGTAAAATAAGTATGGAATCTTACAATACCGTCCATCTGATCTGTTGTTGGATTCTCCTCTTTCAAATATTCAATTCTTCCACCAAGCAAGAACCCTCTTGAAACAAATCCATTAATGCGAATATTTTCGCTATCCACGACAAGATCAATAAGTCGTTTGTTCATCGGGTTATCTACTTTAGACCAATAACTTTGAATAAAGGTCTGTGCATGCCAATTGAACATACGCCGTAAACAAATAAAATTGTCTTTTACATCTGTATTTGCAGGATAACAACCAGTACGATTCCCCCACAACTTCCATCCACCGATAAAGTTCAGAACAGTAACTACACCCTGCCCATTAAGATAATTAGCTTGTTCCAGATCCAAAACTACTTCAGTTCCATCAGACAAACATAAACTATCCATTTGTATATTTTTATTTGAAGGACTTTCATAGGGAATATCATCATTTTTTGCATCCAAAACGCCCATCGCCCCCATTACCGCAGTAGAAAGATGATATTTCTTTTCGCCAAGTTTTACCATAGGCCAGCAGACTATTTGATCCACTCCAACATAATTGTTATTATTTTTCCAAGCCGGAACATCGGTATATTTTCTTACTGTGTCAGCCGGAACATCTACCAAAACAGAAGCTTTAAACAAACCGTTAATAGTACTTGCTTTGGCAGTCATAACAGCGGCCACTTCTGGATCGTGTGTCCAACCAGGAGCAAGCACCATACCAGGTACTAAACGATACAGAGGAAATACTTTTGAAAGATTCTCAAGACCTGTGTATGCGCCCGTACTGATATCAATACCACCAATAATGTCATCCTTATCCACGGCTGAGGGATCAATTTTTTCATAGTCCAAAAAAGCACTGTCTGTAAGCTGTCCGCCACTTAATGCAGTAATTACTAAATTCCCATCACTGTCAAAAGCAGCTTCATAGTCAACGCCTTCCGTCAGCGGTTGTCCGGCAGATGCTTTTTTTACTTTCAATGTTTCAAGTAACACTGGATCATTTACAATCACCGTTTTTTCACTGTTGAACTGAACTTCTTTATCACTGACCGTTGCTTTATGTTTTTTTGGATCTAAAACATTAACAAAAACTGTCGGTGAAACTGCATAAAGCGAATATTGGCTATAAATAGTTTCGCAAAGAGTGTATTTCTCCCAATCTTCACTGTATCCCATAGCTGCTACCGCTTCTGCATATGTATAGCACAAAATAGGTTTATTAACCTCTGCTCTGTTACTTGCCAAATGAATTGGAGCCGTACCAAAAACAACTGGTAACCCAGCAGTAGAATTTACTGCCGGAACAATAGATGTTGGCACCTCAGATGTATATACGCCATGCTTATATGCCATATGTTATTCCTCCTTTTCTGCCAAAACAGCAGCTTGGTAATATTTATTCATAGGTGTTCCCGCTTTTGCAATAGCCCTTTCAGCTTCTGGCAATTCTGAAACAGCTACAAACAGTTTTTTAATTTGCGGACACTTTTCAAATACATCATCAATATGAGTTGGTAACCCGCCAATGAATACCTGATATTTCAATAACTTTCCGTTTTTGTAAGACGGGCCTACATAAATCAAGCGTTCAGGCTTAGTGGTCTGACTGCTTTTTTTGTTAATAGCCATAATTTATTTCCTCCTCTACTGGCTTGCCCAGTGTGTAACTAACTGTCATTAAGCCCTGCCACTGCGGGAAAGGCTGCTCATCTGCCACCTTAGATTTGATAGGCAAGATAAGCCGATGCTTATTTGCTACAGTACGCTTTTTAAGCAATGCCTGACGTACATGTTCCATAAGATTAAACAAGCTGCGCCACCCCTCAGAAGTATCACCGTCAATGATACTAAATCCTATTTCAACCTTTGCTGCACTCTGCTCATCACCATCTTCACATTCAAGAACCAGCACATAAATACATGATTCACTTTCTTTGGCATTCGTTTTCACCGGCAGGTATCCAGAATAAACAGTTATCGGAGTATAAGAACCGTCAGATTGCTGCGATTCATATTCTCGGACAACATTTTTTAGAAACGCTGCCAGATTTTCCATCAATTCGACTTGTGTCATTACCGCCCTCCAAATTTTCCATAACGATATGAAATTTCATGTAAAAACCTTTGATTTAATGTTTTTTCTGCAAACGGTGCGATCACACTCATTGAACGGTCAGCGGAAAACATCTGCGGAACGCTGGGACCATGAGGTATACGCAAAGGATAACGCATACTTAAATTTTTACGCTGCATAGCTCCAACATAGCCTTTCAATGAAGAACCAATAAATAAACCTAGAACCGGTTTGGGTTTATTTTTTTTCATTACTTGCACCCTTACTGGCCCTTTCTTATATGCCCGTACTCTAAAAGCAGTGATCAACGGTGCTTGCCCTATAGAACTGATCATTCCAGTAAGCTTTAACCGAGAAGCACGTTTAATACTTAAAGTAGACTTTATATCTTTTGCTGATATCAGATAGTTTTTTCTGATGGTTTTAGATACTTCAGTCTTTACCATTGCAGACGTACGATTTATTGCACTCGCTGCCGCCGCTATTACTTGCTGAGGATAATTCTTAAGCAGACTCTTGGCTTTTTCTATTTCCTTTGCATCAATAGATATCATCTGTCATTCGCCACCAATTGGATCGTCAGAACGCCCATATCATCAGCACAGCTTTCAACCAGATACTGCTTATCATCGATGCCGAAAAGCTGTCCATATACAGGAAGCTCCAGCAAATCCACTGCCAAGCAATTTACCTGCAGCCGGCTACCGTATATCCCAGGATAAGTTTGAGTACTACCCGTTCCTGTCGATAAACTTTCTGCAACCGATATATCCTGCAATATAGCATTACATACCGTACCGTTAAGATTATGCTCTTCAGCAAATTCCAAAGAATTTATAAAAGCCGCAGTATTATCTGCGGCTATCTGCTCACGAAAGGTTTTCATTTGACCGTTGCTGCTGTATTTACCGGAGGCAGAATCTCCTCCTCAGCCTCATTTACTGCTTCAAGCAACTCAACAAGTTTTGCTTTGTTAACGTTTTTCGGAATTTCAATCTCGCGGGCTTTACACATAGCCTTAAGTTCTTCATTCGAATAATCCTTCAAGGCTTTTTCTCCTTTATTATCACTACCTGTATCAGCATCGGGAATTACGGTAACAGCAACTTTTTCAAATTCTTTTGGAGCCTCTTTTACTAATGCATCAGCTTCGCTATCCGGCAGTTCAATAATAGTACCTGCTTTATAAACAACTCCATTGCGGCGCAAGGAAAATTTCTTTATCAATACTTGTTGCATTTACAAACCTCCTTATTTAACTTTCAAGGTCGCCCAATCATCCAAAAACTCCGGACATACTACACAGCGGCTGGACATAGCCAGAGTAGTCGTATCGCTTTCGGTATTACCGGTAACTTTCGGAATGTACGCGCCTTCATAAGTACGAAATTGTTTGTCGTCTTCAAGCTGCGTTACTGCGCCAAAGAGACGTTTACCACGACCGGGCACACCAATAATCATATGATCATCAGGAATATACTGTGCAAGGTTGCCATCGTCACCCTCGTACACACCATCATAAGCGTAGATTTCCAGATTAAGGGATTCAATATAACCAACTCGCAGCAATTCCGGTCTTACCAGCTTCGGCTGAATGCTCATCAGTGCTAAATTTTCACGGCTGGGCACCAACAAATATTTATAAAGCTGTTCGTTATTGAGCAGGTAGGATACTACATTCTGTGAACACAGGGCCACTGTAGGGATCATACCCGCGTTGCGGCGGATCTTCTGAGATGCGTCACCCATGACCTCATAAATTTTAGCAGAAGCATTATCCCATGTGTCCGATCCGGACAGAGTTGTTTTATTGTCAAATTCAGAAAATGTAATCGTATCAACCACAACAGTTTCACCATCGTCGGCATAGCCTTTGCATTCATATTCACCGTTGATCAAAAGCTGTGCAGCCATCCACTCCTGACGACGGACGCAGGCATCCACCAATTCTGCCATGTCATAAGCGCGCAATTCTTGAGCACGTTCTGCCGGGGTGCGAGTGCTGTAGATATCTTCCCCAAAACCACGACGCTCAATATCAGACGCTTCGATAGTCCGTTTAGGACGCATCAGCGGGGCTTTATAAGACCTGATCTGCGAACCGTTACGGCTCATATTTACACCCTTGCTGCCCGGTACAACAAACGGCGCCATTCTGCGACCACCTTTGCGGTATTCCATATCTACGGTATTCGTCAAAAAGGTTTTAACCGCAGGGAAAAAGGTATCAATCAAAGTCGTAGTCGGCGGATTGGTGCGCTCAATTGCCTGCAGCAAAGTTCTGGTATCATCAATATTAATAGGCATTATCTTCATCCTCCTTATTTCACGCTGGTCAAATAGATATTGACCGCACGCAGTTCTTCTTCATGAGCAGTAGCGTTGTCAGCGGTTTGTGCCACAATAAGTTTTTCGCGATTGAATTGGCCGCTGATATAAACTGTGACAACAACGTCAGCTCCGGTTAAGTCCGTATCATGTGCTAAAACTGCCGATGCCTTTTCTGCACCGGTAGAAGCTGTGCTGTCAACAATTTCATATTTACCGTTAACCAAAGCCAGAAGGGTACCACGCTTATAACTGTCCGTAACTCCTTTCAGCGTTACGTTTTTAGTAAGTACCGGTACTGCTGTACCACCAATAAGCTCATCATAATGAGTTCCGTTCATGTTGGAAATCATTTCCATTATTTCGCACCTCCAAATTTACTATTCATTACCTTGGCCATCTTATCCAATGCTTTCGCATCTGCCGCCGCACTTACAGCTGCCTCATCGGCCGCAGGATTGGCAGCAACGCCATCAACACCGGAGCTTTTATTGTCGGCTACCATAGTGGCTACAACATTCTGCGCAGCATTAGCCACCACCCCTGCTGGAGCAGCATTTTTAATCGCTTCTACATAATTTTTTACTTCGTTAACAGTTTTGCCGCTTTTCTTAGCCTCATTGATGATCGCGGTAATTGCGACATTTTGACCATCATCAAGTGCTTCTAAATCAAGTACACGTTGACGCTCTGCGGCCACTGC